GACTTCAGGTGTCAGTATGGCTCTCACGCAATTTGCCCCTTAGCAATATGTTCAGCCCACAAGCCGCCAATCCAGCGCACGCCCTTTGCAGTAAAGCGGGACTGATTGAATGCGTAGTTAGTCTGGTTGGTAGTCCCTGTCTTAACTTCGAAGCGCCCTGCTTCGATGTGCTTGCTCTTTGGTGTAAGCACACGGTTTAACCGGTACATGATGCCGTTTTCAATGAGGAACATCGCGAACTCTGGTTCTTTGGCGTTAAGGAGCTTGGCAACCTGCCGGAACGTCATTGAGCCAGTGGCTTTGACATAACGATCAACAAATTCAGCCTTAGGCGCTGCTATGGCCAGTTCTTCACTCAGGCGTTGCTTCTGTTCGGCAAGGTCGGCAGCGAGGCGAAGTGCTTCAGGTAGTGTTTGCGGTACCACCAGCCCTGCCCCGCTCTCCAGTTCCTGCCAGCGGTCAACCAGACGGGCGGTAAACTCCGGGCACAGCTGCGCGACGATCACATAGCTGTCTCGCTTGTTAACTTCGTAGTAGTGGTAAACCTGCTGGTTCTGAGGGTGGGTGTACTGCAATGCAGCATACCCCCCAATTACGCCAGAATTCATGAGGCGCTCGATGGTTACACAGACGTTGCTGTGGCGCGAGTCGACCAACTTTGCAATCTCACGGCTGGACATCGTTATTTGCTGCCCCATGGCTGCGGCGTGGTGAGTCGGACACATTACGGTGATATTCATCTGATTCATGCTCTTCTCCACTTATCAGGCGGCTGCACCCGCCAGAGGTTCATGTTTCTTGATCGATATCTCTACTCGTCCACCAGGTACTTTCGGCCCCCACTCCACCAGCATTCTCTGCACCTGACTGTCATCCTCCCAGATGCCAGCGTGAGTAAGCGCGTCAAAGAGAGCCTTGTTGTAATTGTCGATGTCGCGGCGGCGTGCATCTGGTGGAAAGAGAAGTATCTCCACCGCAGCTGGTGACGATGATGGTTTTGGAAGGCAACGCAGCTGCTCAATAATCGCTGCACATGCCGCACTCTGATATGCCCTGCCTTTCTCACTGATAAGATGGCGGCCTTTTAACGGCCCCTTATTCGGGGCTCGCCAGTAGGTGTTTACGCTCGGAGGGAACGGGAGCACCAGTTTCATACAGTCACTCCCTGTTTTTTCAGCCATTCAACAGCGTTAACTCTTGCCTTGTCTCCACCGGATAACAGACCTTTAATGATCGCTACCGGATCAGCATCCAGTTCTGTTTTGACGACGGTAATGCCCCTGTCAGCGCCAGGAGCAATGGATAGGTAACCTTTTTTCTTTAGCGCCTTCACATGCTCAGCAGCAGCGTTCTGCGATGAGCAACCAATCAGTTCAGCAAGTTCGGACAATGTTGGTGGGAAGCCAACCCTTTCGATGTGAACCTTGATAGCTTCATATACTTCACTTTGGCGCGGCGTTAATTCGATCATGACTCGACTCCATAACGCCCGTTCAGGCGCCCGATTACGCTGTTGAACATCACCAGGCTTACGCCCATCGGTTTAACCTTCTCGTGGTACTCCTTCAGGATCGGAGGTACAACGACATTCCAACTCGGCTTAGGCTTTTTCTTCAGGGCTTTTTTAATGGCATCTGAGCATTGACGGGCAACGTCACGAACCGCGTTCTCCTGCTCGGTTGATAGTTTTATCATGCTGCATGCTCCCGGTTATTTGTGACAGGAACAGCAACACCGGGAATCAACTCGACTGCAGCTGACTCGGCCTGATTACCCCAGTGGTCCCAGCCAGGCGCACCACAGCGGCTGAACAGTTCGATTCGCGGAACGTCCCCGTAAAGCTTCTCCAGACGGAAACGCGCCTCGGCTGGCTTTTGGCTGTGCTCCCCGAGTGGGCTGTAGATTACCTGCTTGATGCTGGCGCACTGCCGTTCAAGTCCATTCCCCCTGGAGGCGATCAGCATGTCTTCGGTATTGGCTCGGGTGTAGTTGCCGCCGTTCATGCGGGTCTGTACGTTCAGCAGGTCGAGGAAGTCGTAAAAGTCCTCCACTCGACCAGCCTGAAGAGCTTTGTTGATGTGCTGCTCCGCCAGCGGGTTGAACTTCACCCAGGTAAAGCCCTTCATCGTGCGGACCTTGAAGCCCCATGCTTCAGCCAGTTCAATCGCTTCGCGAGTATGTGTGCCGGTGAACCACATAGCCAGAACAGCATCATCGGCAGCAAGGTCCCAGACCGGAAGACGCTTCATGTCGATAAGCTTCATTGTGCCGTAGTGATTAGTAGCCGCGCCGTTGCTGACGGTGTTGCCGTATTCCCAGGCTGGGTCAGCATAAATCAGTGAGTATTTCATCAGACGTTCCTCGCTCGGCCAGCCAGACACCAGCCATCACCGGTGGTTTTAACCCTCGGTGCCATACTCAGGCAGCGCTTACGCTCTTTGAGAATTTTGGCTCGCATGGTTTCGTTCTTTGATCGATTGAATGCCTCCATCAGAACCGTAGCAGCACGCAGATAAAGTCCCTTGTCAGATAACTCTTTAGCCTTGTCCATCATCGCAATGACAGCAGGGTTTGGTGCGCTTTCCTGTTTTGGCTCAGGCATCACTTCAGCTTTTTCTACCGGGTAGCGCGGGACAATAGGCCCAATTGGACCAACAGGTGCCTTTGCGTAGTAACGGAAGTTAGGACGCACACCTTTGCGCTCAGCGCGGTTAAGCATGACCAGGCGGCATACCGCACGCTGAACACTGTGCAAGGCATACTCCGGGAGTGCTGCAGCGATCTCTTTGTTCGTCAGTCCAGGGTTATTGGCTACGAATAACTGAATTGTTTTCAGAAAGCTCATTGAGTACCTCCGGAAACACGGAAACCTGAGTTGGCTGGAACGCTGTAATCAACGTTCTGGAAGTTGGCCTTAAAGTTTTGGTCAGCGCTACCGCCGAGTTGCCAACGCCCTTTGACACACGCAGGCCTTCCGCGCTTTTGCCATTTCTGAGCCTTGTCAAAATACTCAACGCAATTTTCTGGACCAAAGAGAGTGCTCGGGCGAAGGTAATCATCCATTTTTGGATCATCAGCCCATTTTGCTGTGAGATAGTCCACCACCAGCATCAGGTCTTCAGCGCTGTAGTTTTCTGACAGTCTCCCCCTGATGTATCCCAAAACGGTTTTATTGCGCCCGCCCTTCCCGTATGACGATCCAGTAACCTCGTTGAAATGGGATAAGACACGAATTGCCGGATCGATGTCGTCTGGTTGCGGCGCAACCGGACAAATAGGTTTTTTAATATCTGTAGTATTCTCTGTTGTATTCTCTGTAAGAACATCAGTGCATTTTGACCTGATGAGAGCGGTTCTTTTTGACCCGATGGAGCGTTCCACTTTGACCTCTTCCATCGGTTCATTTTGACCTGATGGAAGAGTGCATTTTGAACTCTTCGATTTGGTCACTTTGACATCATCTAAAAGCTCGCTTTCGTAGTTGATCGTGTAGTAGTTCGTCATGTCGCGCTGAGACTTGTTCAGCTGCTCAACTTTGAGCACGCCGAGGTTCTTCAGGCGGGTGAATGTGCGCTTCAGCGTAGACTCAGACCAGAACGGGAACTGCTCCAGCCACTGCTCGTTGGTGTTGTAAATCCAGCGCACGCCGTCACGCTCCAGTCCGGAGGTGGTTTCTTTAAGCCAGTAGTTAACCTGCTGCAACGCAATGGCCTCGTTCAGGCCAATGCTGTATGCAAGGTCAGGGTTTATCACTATCGGCCGGGATGGCATCAACAGGCTCATGGTAGTCCTTTAACTCTGTAAATTTACGCTGGAATTGTTCAAGAGGGCTGAAGCACTCATGATCGTACCCTTCGCGAAGGTATATAACGCGTCGGGTCTGTGGCTCCCATCTGATGACACGGACCGGGACGCCGTAGTGGTCTTTGAATCGCCGGTTAACTTCAGCCATTCCTCGCGCCCCTTCTCGTTCATCTGAGCAAAAGCCTCTACCATCGCGTTCTCAGGCTGGTAGTTGTTCGCACCAGTCTGGTCGTTTAATCTCTCCACATAGCCGAACGGGGAGTCTTTTCCCACCACTGGAAGGCATCTGAATTGCTTCGCTGGTCTCAATCGGTTTAAACTGTTCATGCGTTAGTTTCTCCACTGAATACGACACGCCAAGACGCCCGGAGCTGCACACTCGCGGGCGTCACTTTTTTTGGCTTTGCTTACGGCTAAACAGCGCGACAATCGCGCGGATTTCTTCTTCACGAGCAGCCAGGTGACGGCGGTGATATTCGTTAATTTCTTCCGCTTCATGAGGTTCTATCACTCCGTCTTCCAGTGCTTTTTGAATTACGGTATCGACACGTCCGCGTGCTGCTGATGTACGCATTGCGCGATCAAACAAGTCGACACGATCCAGGTCTTCCAGATGCGGTACGTCCACCAGCAATGCGCCGCGACGACGTGCAAAGTAATCTGCCAGGAGAGACGTGTTTGAAATGTCCTCCATCGCTTCCAGCTCGTTCACTTCGAAAAAGCGGCAGCCGTTCTTCTCGTACAGGTTGTTGTTGAACTGCGTCACTGACATGCCAAGAGCACCGGCCATAGCTTCACGGCCACCGGGGTACGCTTTGCACATCGCTTTCACTACTTCTTTCAGGCTTGGCTCTACCATGTTGTTTTTCCTTTGGTAGTTTTCAGACGGCTGCTTTCGCATTACGATTGCCTTTACCCGATGCGTCATCAGCAACCTGGTAGCGGCTCGGGTATAAAATATGTAATTCGCTGATCTCGCCTTTGAAGAACTTGGCTAAACGTTCTGCCAGTTCAACTGATGGAACCTGTTCACATCTTTCAATGCGACTTAAAGTTGCCGGGTCGACCTGTACGCCTGTTGCAACATGCAACAAGGTCATACCGTGCGATTTACGCAATTTTCTTAACGGTGATTGCATAAAGCCTCCTTTATTTGCGTATTACGCATGTTATTCCATGCAGGCGAATTGCGCAAGTTGCTTTGCACGACACGCAAAAAACACTTGTAATGGACGCATGAATATAGGATCTCGCATCAGACAACTTCGCCTCGCGAAGAACATGAAAATCGCAGAGCTTGCTGAAACTGTGGGGGTTGATGCTGCCAACATTTCCCGCCTGGAAACAGGCAAGCAAAAGCAGTTTTCAGAACAAACACTTAACCGACTTGCTCACGCTTTAAGCGTAAAAGTCCCTGACCTATTTACCTCGGCAGAAAATGAGGATACTGTATATTTAAACAGTGAAAGTGATTCATCATCACGTAGGATTGGTGATGTTTATAGAGTCGAGGTACTTGATGTGAGCGCAAGCGCCGGAGCAGGACACATACAGAGCAGTGATGTTATTGATGTCATACATGCTATTGAATACAGCAATGATCAGGCATTAACTATGTTTGGAGGCAGGTCATCTTCTGGCGTTAAAGTTATTAACGTTCGTGGTGACAGTATGGCGTCAACCATCGAGCCAGGAGACCTCATTTTTGTTGACGTCAACATAAATGAATTTGATGGCGATGGTATATATGTGTTTGGTTTTGATGGAAAAATATACGTAAAACGGCTCCAGATGATTCCTGACCAGCTTCTTGTTATCTCTGACAATCCAAAATATCGGGAATGGAGTATCACAAAAGATAACGAGCATAGATTCTACATTTATGGAAAGGTTTTAATAAGCCAGTCGCAATCCTTTAAACGGCACGGCTAGCAAGATTTACAGGAAAAAAAGACCTCACGTGAGGTTTTTTTTTGCCCACAAAATTGCGTAATATGCATTTTAATACTTGCGTTACTCGCAATTAATGATTATCTTCTAGTCATCGGCATATGGCACATGTGCCGCAGCGGTCTGGGGATTCCTTAGGCAGTATCCCGATCCAGCGGGCAGCCGGAATGTGCAAGCCAGTTGTGTACGACAGCCAGAGACGTTTCACCAGCGTGGCGATCAGGTGACAGCCCAGACGATATCTGAGTGGCTTAAAAAACAGATGGGAGCCGGTGGAATCCCGGCACATAACATGAAAGCGCATTCCATCAACTATCGGTTGTGGATGACAGGTAAGTAAACGAACGGAGTGCGCTTCCAGTTGTGTAAACCGTAGTAGCTGTACCAGATGCTGTGTGTAGTCTTGGCGGTCGGCAGTTTGAATCCCTTAATGTCGACCGCCCCTTTTCACAACTGAAAGCGCGTTCAGCCAGTTCCTTGAGAGGCCTCAGTCGTTAGATCAACTCAGGAGAACGCGCTCCCAATTGTGGAGAAGCTAACTGGCGGTGGCAGCCGCCCGTTTCACTAAGTGCCCTGGTTGGGTGCTTACTAAAACGAAACCCCTTTATGTTTTGTCGCCATCAGGCGAGGGATTCGTGCAACCAAAAATCAGCGCTGTGCAGAGCGCTTATAACACGGAGAAACTAACCATGACGAACACACAGAACGTCACCGAGTTACAACCACGCATGACCCGGGAGCAGCTGATCGACGCAGCGCGTAAGGCAGCCCCTCTCCTTCCGCCAGCTTATCGCGGCATTATGACCGAACTGGCTAACCGCCTTGACTATACCAGCGTCGCGCTGTGTGAAGCGATGGCGCAGCGGAAAGAACTGGCTGAGCAGAACGCTACGCTACGTGAGGATGTCACCAGCTGGGCCAAAGAGTGCGACCGCATAGAAGAGCGCCACACCAAAACGCCTACCAACATGCACCTGCTGGAAGCTCAGCGAGAACTCCGTGAGCTGCCTCGTGTCGTCATTTCACTGAATAACGAGGTTGTTTTCTAATGGCTAACTCATTCAAGCAAATGACCAAGGCCGGTGTAATTAAGCGCACCGATACCGGGATGTTTATCGCTCTTTCAGATATCCACGTTCGTGAAGGTTTCAACAAGCGTGAAGACGATGAACGCACTCGCCAGGCTGATGATGACCTGTTCAACTACCTGATGAACGGTGGCTCCGTTCCCCCGCTGGAGGTTATCGCCCGTGATGAAGGTGGTGTGTGGGTTGTAGAAGGTCACCGTCGCCGTCGCTGCTATGCGCGCTGTGCTGAAGCTGGCAAGCCAGTTGACCGCATCCACATCATGCCGTTCAACGGTAGCGATGTTCAGCGCCTGGCTCGCATCATGACCAGTAACAACCAACTGCCACTCTCCGATATGGAGCAGGCTGCAGTTATTCAGGAGCTGCATAACGCCTTCAACCAGACCACCAGCGAAATAGCGAAACTGGTCAATAAGTCAGTGGCCACGGTAGAGAAGTTGCTGCTCCTGAGCACGGCTAACCATGACGTTCAGCAGGAAGTTAAATCCGGTGCTGTGTCAGTCGATGTCGCTGTTGATCGCGTTATGGAGTATGGCGAAAAGGCCGGAAAAGTTCTCCAGCATGATAAGGCTGTAGCGGCTGCACAGGGCAAAACGAAAGTTACCCGCAGTTCTATCGCTCCTGAACTCAGCGTAAAGAACGCGCGCCGTTTCGTTGAGCTTATGGCTCAGGCTGCAATCAGTGATGAAGGTGTTTTCACTCTTGAAGGTTCGGCGCTGGCGGAAGCACTGGCAATTATCGACGAGCACAAAGCCATTGCTGAAGCGCGTGAAACGTATCGCTTGTCACAGCCAGTCCCGACCACAGAAATTCGCGGACGAACTCTGTATGTGATGCTCGATGGTAAAGACATTGGTCGGGCCTCACTGTATCGCGGAAAAACCGTTTGGCTGGACATGGGTGACAAAACCATTGCCGCTAGCCAGTCAAAGGCTGTGGCCCACTTCGTTAAGCAACACAAACTGCAGCAGGAAAAGAATCATGACAACCAATAAACCAATGACCGGCGAACAACTGGATGAACTTTTGACTGTTGCAGTCAACATGCAGCGCGATGCTGAGACCGATTGTAACCGCCCTTCCGCTATGTTCGCTTATGCAGTTCAGGTTGCTGTTCTGGAACTGCGTAAGGTTCGCAATGATGCTTCTGCGCTGGCTGCGGAGAATGCGGGGCTGAAGGAGTGGAATCCTAATCCGCATAGCGCTTCTATGTTTGAGGCGATCGAGAAGGCCGAAAAGCTCATGGATGATGGTATGCCTGAGCTGGCGATGATCGAGGCGTTCGAAATTCTCAAAATGAAGCGAACCCCGGCGACCGACGCCTTCCTGGATGAAGTGCGGGCGCAGGCCCACAAGGAAGGCGCTCACTTTGTTGCTAACAGGATGCTGGCCGCATGGGAGGCTGGGTTTATCGATGACACGGCGAAGAACGCGGCAGACATCGCGCGGATGATTCTCACATCTACAGAGTTTATGGCTAATGCGCCGGAAGGCGATTTTGACCGCTCATTCTCTGATGGCGTTCTCGAAGATATCGCCGCCCAGCTTCGCAAAGGAGGCAACCAGTGAGCGAGATTGATTATCAAAAGCTTCGTGAAATCGCTGAAAAAACAAAAATTGCTGGTGAAGCACCTGTAATGCCTTTCGATCAGCGAATTAATGCGCTTAACGATTTTATGAAGCACTTTTCGCCAGATATCGCGCTGGCATTGTTGGATGAACGGGAAAGAAACCAGCAATACATCAAACGCCGCGACCAGGAGAACGAGGATATTGCGCTTACGGTTGGGAGGCTGCGCGTTGAGCTGGAAGGCAAAGACAGCAAAATAGCCAATCTTACCGCCGAACGCGATGCTCTTCGTGAAGGTGAGATGGGCGACGCTAGGCATAGCAACACACGGGCCGCAGCTGATATCTACTTCCAACTGGTCGAGGAATGCGAAATTCCTGCTGGCGGATCTCTGGTCGAGTACGTTGACGATATGCGCGAGAAGCTGGAAGCCGCAGAGAAGCGGATTGCTGAACTGGAGTTGAAACTAGAATCTGCAGACAAATTACAGGATAGCGCATTTCGTCATGGTCTTCAGCATGGCTTCAGTTTAGGTCAAACGGATAATCAGGCTGGATTTGAAGAGTGCTTATCTGCCTATGGCACCGGTAAAGGAGAGTGAATGTGAAAAATTATCTCAGCAATTTAGCCAGCATGCTTCAGGGGATTGCAGGTGTCATTTCAGACGGCGAGCGGGTGCAGAAAGAGTGCCCTGCGCACTTAAAGTCAGCACTACTCGAGGCTTCTCACGCGCTAGATGGTCAATCGGTCAGGGTCAATTATCCGCCTAATGGAAAGCCTGAAATTGTTAATGCCCGCGGACACCATCGACCGCTTACCTTCCGGGAACGAGTGGCAATCCGCTTACTTGGTGGCAGGACGGAGATTCGCCCATGAGCACTATTACCAGAGAACGCCTTCAAAGATTAATTCGCGCAATTGATAGCGAAAATTATGACGAAGAGGAAATCGTTGGATGGGTTAACTCTGATGAAACTCTGGAGCTGGCGCGTATCGCGCTGGCATCGCTCGAAGCGGAGGCTGTGGCGTGGCTACTGTCAGGAGGCGGCGCTAAAAACCACGTCAGCTTCGATAGTGGCAATGCTTATGCTGACCCGCTGCGAGAAGTAACGCCGCTTTACACCGCCCCTCCCGCGCCGGTATCTGTGCCCGCTGCGATGGAAATGGATGATGACTTTGACAGCGCGTTTGAACACGGAAAAGCTGTCGGCTGGAACGCCTATCGCGCAGCCATGCTTCAGGGTGCCGATCGACCACAAAACGAACCGCAAAATATTCCGGAAAATATTCCAGCCACACAGTTTAAGCCGGTAGCAGACCTGTACGGCCTAACCTCGCCAACCGGCGGTGAAACATCATTCACTTTCGATGCTGTTGAAGCTCGC